ATGGTAGCAGTAGAGCTGTTTATTGTCCTGCTCTTCATTTTTCTCGGCGCCAGAATTGGCGGTATCGGCATTGGATTTGCCGGTGGGGCAGGTGTCATCATTTTGACAATGGGATTGGGTATGCACGCTGGTACCATCCCGGTCGATGTTATTTTAATCATTATGTCCGTGATTACTGCAATTGCAGCGATGCAAGTTGCCGGTGGTATGGACTGGCTGGTTGATCTGGCAGAAAAGTTTTTAAGAAAAAATCCGAAACAAATTACCTTTTACGCGCCTATCGTAACTTTTATGATGACACTCTTGGCGGGCACTGGTCATACGGCATTTTCAACCTTGCCGGTTATCGCTGAAGTGGCGAAAGAGCAAAAAGTCAGACCGTCACGTCCTCTGTCTATTGCGGTGGTTGCTTCTCAAATTGCGATTACGGCATCCCCGATTTCTGCAGCGGTGGTATTTTTCTCCGGGATTCTTGAACCATTAGGCGTCGGTTATCTGATGCTGCTGGCTGTTTGTATTCCAACCACGTTTGCGGCTTGTATGGTCGGTGCTTTTGTGGCGAATTTCTTAGGCAAAGATCTGGAAGATGATCCGGTTTATCAAGAACGTCTGGCAAAAGGTCTGATTAAAGTTCGTGGTGCGACCAAACGTGAGATTCTACCGTCTGCGAAGACGTCGGTTTATATCTTCGTCATTGCGATCGTTGCTGTGGTTGCTTATGCAACAATGATTAGTAAGGCGGTAGGTTTGATTACTGACCCTGCAATCGGTCGCAACCAAGCGATTATGGCGATTATGCTGATGGCAGCAACAGCAATCATTTTGTTTACCAAAGTGGATGCTTCAAAAATCAGCTCGGTTTCAACATTTAAATCCGGGATGAGTGCCTGTGTCTGTGTACTTGGGGTGGCTTGGTTAGGTGATACCTTCGTTTCCGGTCATATCAACGAAATTAAAGAATTATCTGCACATATTCTTGAACAATATCCGTGGATGCTGGCAATTACGTTATTCTTTGCGTCAATGCTTCTTTACTCTCAAGGTGCGACGACGACGGCATTGATGCCGGCTGCATTGGCTATCGGGGTTGCTCCGTTAACTGCGGTCGCTTCTTTTGCTGCGGTCAGTGCACTCTTTGTGTTGCCAACCTATCCGACATTATTGGCGGCAGTGGAGATGGATGATACCGGGTCAACTCGAATAGGTAGCTACGTCTTTAACCATCCTTTCTTCATTCCGGGAGTTGTAACCATTGCTTCAGCAGTGACATTCGGATTTATCTTCGGTGGGATGATTCTGTAACAGACTTGTTGTTTGAACTGAAGAGGGGGAGCGTGAAGCTCCCCTTTTTTTACGATTGATTATCTAACGATTATCTAAATGGGCTTCATATGGGCAATCACTGTCCCGATGATCTGACAGTTGCCATTAATCGATAAAAAACGCAGCTCCGGAGGATAGGAAGGATTGAGTGCCTTCAGATATTTCTTATTATCAATCACTTGTATCTGCTTGAATGTAGCTTCTGCCGAATCGGTCAGCATTGCAATGACAAACTTGTTGTGTTCTGGCTCGACCAGGTTCGGATCAATAAAGATCAGATCGTTTTCCTCAAACCGGGGTTCCATTGAGTCTCCCCGAACCCGAAGAATATAAGTACCGGGGCCACTATGCACCGGGCAAGGATAATATTCGTATTCGTCAGGTGCGTACGGCGTCACGGCTTCAGAAAAATCGCCGGCTTTTACCCAAGAAATCACCGGACACATGGTTGAGACCGAAGGACCGTTGCTGACGTTTGCCTGCGACGATGAGTCGGAGTGATCGGCATTGGCAGAATTGGTTCCGTATACGATCCATTCCGGTGAACATCCTAATGCTTTAGACATTGCCAGTAATAAGCGATCTTTCATACTTGACTGAATGCCGTTTTCGATCTGGCTGATCGTAATTCGGTTCAGACTCAGTGATGAATCTATCTCTTTCACCCGGGCTGTCAGCATGTCTTGGGTGAGCCCTAAACTTTCTCGTCTGGCTTTGAGCCGTTCGCCTAATTCAACAATCATAAATCACAATCCCCGTGATGACGGGATATCCTCAACTGGTTGTTTCTTGTTAGAACCCTGACCGGTGTTCGCATTCAGAGTCCTCATCATAGCCCTTTTCAATTCAAGTATACAGCTCTTTTGTAATGATTTTTACACAAATAAAGAAAATTTTATTACGTCATTATATTTACACTGAATGAAAGTTTTCTTACTATGGCTATCAAAATTGTGGTGAGGCGTTGGATCCTTACCCGTTTTTCAGTATGGCAAAGACGTGATATTTCGGCGGTTGAAAGGTGGATTGATGAGTATTAGACGGGCCAAACGGGATCAGTGTTTTACGTTGGTCGGCAATCATATTTTTCAGGAGGGACATTTATCCTTTCAGGCGATGGGGATGTTGACTTATCTGCTATCGAAACCGGATCACTGGCAGGTCAGCCCGGCTCATTTAGCAAATGTGACACAAGGATCTGCGAAGAAAACCGGCCGGGATGGCGTCTATGCCATTTTGAAAGAGCTGCGGCAAGTCGGTTATGTGATGACCCAAAAGCACGCCAGCGGAGAGATTGAATACATTGTTTTTGATGAACCAAAAACGGTTTATCCGGATGAGGTAATTCATGCTGTTCCTTGCTCTGAAACGGATAAGCCAGATCTGGCTGAACCAGATCCGGCTCAGACGACACAAGTAAGGACGGATCCAAAACAAAAACGGAATGATCAATTATTGATCCTTGCACGGCCGGTTGCAAAAGAGACCTCTGTTTTGACTGCGCAACCCAATCAGAAAGGCATGCAAGCTGTTGTTTTTCATCTGAATAAAATGGCACAAACACGCTTTCAGCCCAAAGGCCAGACAGCCGGTTTAATCATGGCTCGTCTGCAGGAAGATTTTTCAGTTCAGGAACTGATGGCTGTGATAGATCACAAAGTTCGAGAGTGGGGAAATGATGCCCGAATGCGCCAGTATCTGCGCCCGTCCACGCTGTTCAATATGAACAAATTTCCGGGTTACCTCTCCCAAGCCCGGTATGTGAACGAGAACGTGACTGCGGGACATTCACCCCGCAACTGGGAGCCTGATGACGAAGATACCGGTTGGATCGATGCGTTACATCTGTTTCCGAACGACATAACTGATTCAGTACACCGGTGAGGAATCGATGATGAAACCAATAACCTATGAAGCAATCCAGCATGAACTGAAAATTTTGTCGGCTGATGGTGCAACTTCCGCAGAGCAGCAGTCTCCGGATACTTTTGCCGCGCAGATCGTCAACATGATTTTACGTGAGTTACGGGGGATTCATCCGGGTTGGCGAGCTTCAATCCGAAGTGAACAGGAATATGAAACTCTCAAACTGAACTACGTCAAAGCGATGATGGAACAAGGGGTGAATACCATGGTGCAAGTGCAGCGCGGTTTGCGGATGGCCCGGGCGAACCCATCTGATTTTATTCCCGGACCGGGGAAATTTTGCGCCTGGTGTCTGGATGATAATGCATGGCTGTCGGCTTATCAGCGCATGATGACGCAACGCGCACCACAAAGCCGTCTGGAACGGTTAGTTCGTAATGAATGTGAGTTTGATACGCGGACATTGAGTCAGGAAAAATCCAAGCGGCTGTTTGAAAAAACTTATCACAAATGGCTACAGCGTGAACGGAATGGCACCTTACCACAGCAGCCTGCCCGATTACCTCCGCGAACCGTAACGACTGAATTTGATCGGCTACGTGGTGAGCGTGGGGTGCCGGATCCGAACACTTTAACCGGCATATTTAAACGTGTCGCTGAGCTAGGGCAGCGGCATCAGAGCAACAAAATGGGGAAATAAATCATGGAATTTACCACAGTAGAAATCAACGCCATGCGTAAAGAACTGATGAATCATGCATTCTCAGCTTTGGTTCGGCGAATGCCGATGAATAAGTGTAAAGCTTATGAATATATTGCCAATTATCTCGGTGTGAAGTACAGCACAGTGACCAATATGGTTCAGAAAGGGATTTCTGCAAAACATGCATCCGGCCTGTCTGCGATTGCGGCCCGGTTTAAAACCCGGATGTACCACTATCAATTTGCCCCGACCGATGCCATTTGTCTGGCATGGCTGGAACATGATTACCGCTGCGATAAAGGGAAGCATCCCAGTAAGCATCTGTTCAAGCATTGGGATCGGGAAATGAGCAAATTACATATTTATGAGGATGCATAAATGTTCCACAACAGATCTGGTGAGGTTCATAGCAGTGCATTCAACATCACTACAAATCGTTTTTTCTGCCGGACAGGAGAAATGCAACGATGAGTCTTTTTTCTTTTAAAACCGGACAGGGGGGAGCAGTTATTTCTGAAAAAGCAACGATGTCAATTGCTGTTGGAAGTGGTACGGGGGTTGGAGTCAGTGTTGCTCAGGGTGCTGAGAATTATCAGTCGATGATGAATTCAAGTTTACATGACATTCTGGCAGGAAACTTTGTCTGGTACGGTTCAGATATCGCTTTCCTCATTGGCACGACCTTATCCGTGATCGGCATTGGTATTACATTGATGCGTTTGTTTCTGTTTCAGTCACAAAGGTAAAAAATAAAAGTTAGATAGAGGTCAGCATGAAATATAACCGATTGATCGGGACGGTGCTTTTCGGCGCTGTGGCGATTACCGGCACACTTGAAGGTCAGCGCAATCAGGCTTATCAGGATCCCGGCGGAGTGTGGACGGTCTGTTTCGGAGAAACAGCAGGCGTGCGTCAGGATATGTCTTATAGTGATCAGCAGTGTGCAATGATGCTTGCCAGCTCTCTGAATTATCACAATGAACCACTGGAAAACCTGCATTATCAACTGCCACCAAACGTCCATATTGCCGCCCTTGATTTCAGCTATAACCTGGGAACGAATGCGCTACGCCGTTCAACCCTCTATCGCAAACTGAAGCAACGGGATATTGAGGGGGCGTGTCAGGAGTTTAATCGCTGGGTATATCTGAACGGCAAAGATTGCCGTGTGGCACAAAACCGCTGCCGGGGTATCGTCACCCGCAGAGAAATTGAAACCCAGCTTTGTCTGGGGCAGATTTCAGTCAGGGATGCTTTGATGAAACTGGGACATACCCCCTCAGATGCAGAGGTGATGTATGATCTTTAAAGGATATGTAAGACTTGGCATTTTTCTGTTGCTTGGGTGCGGAGTGGGAAGTGTCGTTCTCAGAGTAAAATGGTTGGTTGCTGAGAATGAAAAACTGACGGCTCAGGTCTCTCAATCCAGTGTACAAATTATGATGCAGAAAAATGTACTGGCTCAGGTGTCTCAGGAACGCGAACAGATGAATCAAATTCTGATCAGAAGAGCCCGGAACAGTGCTGATAATGAGGAAAAACTACGCCATGAGATTCAAACATTGCAACAGGAAATATCCGGTCATCCTTGTGTTGTCCCTGCTACTGTTACTGAACGGTTGCGTGAATCATACTGAATCCCAACCGGTCATTCAGACACAGTATGTTGTGCCGCCGGAAGGGATGATCGTTCCTTGTTATAAACCCAGTATCAGCGGCACTTGGCCAGAGGTTATCACTGAAGATATTCCCCGCCTGAAGTCTGCATTGAGCCAGTGTGCTGCGCGGGCAGATGATTATCTGCAATGGCGAGCTTCTAAAGTCACACCTTGATACGACTTCCTACAGTATTCTGAGATGGCCGGTCAGGATAATCGTATCAATCTGTTTACCTACCCATCATAAAAATCTTTCTGGTTATTCCTGAAGCGGGGACTGCTTCAGGGAACAGGAAGATTTTTTTATGTCTGATGGTTTTATATGTCAGGTTTCGCTGATGTAACTCGGTTTATTGAGGTCTTTTGGGGATGAATATGAAAGGTAATTTACATCTTGTGTGTGAGATATTACAGGGAAAAGATCCTGAAAATAGACGGGATATGCAGGCGGAAAAAATTCAGTCAGCCGGTTCAGAAACATGGTCAAAACGGCTGACTGAAAGGGAGAGAAACAGATTTAGATTAAGGATAATTCTTGTTGTAGGCTGGCGCGGCTTTCGGGAGGCAGTGACTTGATTAGGTTGCAGACTAACTGGTTGGCGGCCTTGGCTGAAGGGCTCAGAGTGTGGCTGTAAGATAGATTCATAACGAAGGTGTGACCGCACTCGGGATCACTACAACTACAGTACAGATCAGCATGACTGTTGGTAATCCGGTTCGATTTTTGGATCCGGCTTTTTTGACCACACTCAGGGCATAACACTCTCATATTTATACCTTTCCCTCTGATGAATAATTGACTCGATTATAACAACAATGATGGCATCTACCTAGTGGAATGTAAAAAAACTTACCATAAAGTGCGAACAATCACCGGACAAGCCCGGCTCTGTCTGACCTGCGTCGGTTTTTGGCTATCCAGACCATCTATTCAGACCACAATGATCACTCATTTATCCCCGTCAATCTCTGATCAAGTGACTCCGCAATGCAGCGGTGTTGTACAAAATATCGACAAAAATCCCCACATCAACGCTTATTTTCTCCTGATTAATTCCAGTCTGTTCCGTTTTACCCAGTATCCGAATCAGGCCGAATCCAACATGATGCAGCATTTTTTCAGACCGAGTATTCTGCTCTCAACCCGAATGAAACGGGGAAACAAAACGAAATTGTAATCAGATAAGAATTTGATATTAAAAATAAAATATCAAATTCAAATGGTTCTGTTTCTGGAAAGGTAACCCACAGTAAGGTGACAGTTTCATGGCTCAGTATGAAGCGGGCGACAAGCTCAGAAACTTTAAAACATTCATTGAAAGCTGTGTCGGAGATGAAATTGCACAAACCCTGACGAGCCAAATGAAGAATATTTCTCTGGGTTTGGACAGTCAGTCTTTGGGCAACGGTTGTCAGTTAATGAGACTGCGTTATCACGCCCGTCTGGCATTCAATAATTTTCCGCATCTCACCTATAGCCCTGCGGTGCTATTTGCCAATGTCGGCGCCTGGCTGATGGATCACGATCCTGACCGGGAAATGGCTGCGGTTCTGAACAATCCAATGATTGAGATGACAGCGGTTGATGAAACTCATTCAACGATTGTGATCGATGTTGAGTTTGAAGAACCCGTCAGCGTGACAGAAGACGCAGCAGGGCCGATTTACTGGCGTGGTAAACAGTGGCGTATTGATACATATGAAATCTGGGTGGCGGAAATATTAGGTGATTTCACGACAGGTCGGCGTTAAGCGGCCGGGGATTGCAGAATACTGTTTCTGATTCACTCAAACCAAAGGCGATCCAATCCCGGTCGGGATTGGATCACACCAAGCGGTTGTTTGGCATTGTAAGTTAGCGATATGACAAGCAAGCAGAGCAATCGGATGATCACATTAAATAGGAGCGGATAACATGGCGTGGCCCAGCGTTATTATTAATATTAAAAACATGATGAAAGGTCCCATTGCCGGGGTGGAATATCATTTTCTGTTTGTCGGATACGGAACGGTTTCCGGTGCAGAACGTGAGTTAACGGTTGTTGATGCTTCAACCGATCTGGAAGCCGCATTAGCTTCAGCCGGAGAATCCCTGCGGACGACCGTGATGGCTGCGAAGCTCAATGGTGGCAGTGAATGGACTGCCGGGGTGATGGTACTTGATCAAGCCGATGACTGGAAAGATGCAGTGCGTAAAGCCAATGAAACTGCAAGTTTCGAAGCATTTGTACTGGATTTCCCAGCAGCGGATAAAACCTTGCTTGAAGATGCGATTGCAATGCGCACTGAGCTGAAAAATGCACTTGGCCGGGAAACATTCGCAGTGTGCTGTCTGCCTGAAATCAATCATACCGACGCAACCAACGGCGAAACGTGGGAAGCGTGGTTAGCGAAGTCAGTTGCGATTGTTGACGGTGTTGCCAGCCAATATATTACGGTCGTGCCATCGGTTCATGCAGATGGTTCAACACTGGGTAAGTATTGTGGCCGTTTGGCCAATCAGGTGGATGCATCGATTGCCGATTCTCCGGCACGGATTAAAACCGGTAGTGTGGTCGGATCAACTGATTTTCTGACCGACAAAGATGGCAAAGCGTTAGCTCTGTCTGTATTGAAAACACTGGAATCGAATCGCATTTCCTGCCCGATGTGGTACCCGGACTATGACGGTCAATACTGGACAACCGGTCGTACCCTCGATGTGGAAGGCGGTGACTTTCAGGACATCCGTCATATTCGTGTCGCGATGAAAGCTGCCCGTAAAGTCCGTATCCGTGCCATTGCCCGCATTGCGGATCGCACATTCAACTCGACACCGCAGAGTGAAGCACAGGCAAAACTGTTTATGACGCAGGATCTGCGTGAAATGGCACTGACCGGCAATCCGGGTGAAATCTATCCACCGGAAGATGATGACATTCAAATCAAGTGGGTCAACAGCACTGAAGTTGAAGTTTATATGGCTGTTCAGCCGTATGAATGCCCGGTCAAAATTACTGTTGCAATCTATATCAGCCAAGGAGATAAAGCATGAGTGCCCGTTTTTCCGGTCGTAGCTTTGATACGACACTATTTGGAGTGTATGTCCATGTTAAAAGTGCGACAGCAACAATCAGTGATGAGTCAGCCGTTGCCTTTACTCGTGGTGTGACAGACGGTTATACCGACGGTAAAGTCAGCTGTGATGTTGAACTCGAAATGGATCTGAAACAGTTCCAGAAAGTCCATGCAGCCGCAAAAGAAGCCGGCAGCTATCGTGATATCAAATTACAGGATATCCAGTTTTATGCTCATAACGGTGAAGATGAAGACAAAATCGAACTGTACGGTGTGAAATTCCTGGTTTCCGATCTGCTTAATATCGATTCAGAAAGTGCCGATAAATCGACTCGCAAACTGAAAGGTTTTGTCACCAGCCCGAACTTTGTCAAGATCAACGGTGTGCCTTATCTGTCTCAGGCCGATACACGCAATCTCATTGGCTAATTAGGCCCCGATTCCAATCACGGGGGAACAGCCTGACATGATCAGGTTCGCATTCGACCAAGGCTGAGAAAATCATCGAGAAACCACTATGTATCAGGGTCAGCCCTGAGGGATTTCTGCGGCCTGAATTGTCGGTTGTGCCCCACTTACACATCAATTTTATATGTGCCTTGTGGCATTAAACAAAGAGAGAAAGAGAGATGACTAAAGCTGCTTTTACCATTAAACCGGTTGTTGTCACGATTGGTGAAACTGATTTTACGTTTAAACCGACTGTTAACGATGCCAACAACTATACCAACCATGTGTCTATGGACAGCAAAGTTGAACCGGCACGGACTTATCTTGAGCGCACCGTTGATGCGGAACAGAAGAGTGAACTGGTTGAACTGATGAATACGGTTCCCGGCCTGGTGATGGAAGTCTTCAGTCTGGTGCATGAATCTTCTAAAGGCGGGATTTCAATTACCCTAAAAAACTAACAGAGCGGGTGAAGCGCATTGAAACCAACGGGTTGGAACAGGCGCTCACCCTGCGGCGACATTACTTTCCCGACGGAGAGGATGAACCGCAAGAGTTAGCAAGGGCGCTCTGGCTCGATCAACATGAGAAAGAGCGCATGGAAGTCGCGGTTATGAGTGCAGTTGCGAGGTTATTTAATCACCGATGAACGATTCAGTCTTAATAGAAATCAATATGATTGATAAGTTGACTCAGCCTTTGACCGGTGTTGTTGACCAGATCAATCAGATTGTCCAAACCGCCAGTAGCGATTTTGACAAGGTAAAATCCAGTGCCTCAGATGTCATCCAGACGTTTACTGAAATGGGAACATCACTTGAACCTGTATTGACCATGGATTGGGATGTCGGAGGTATTGACTCTCTGGAAGATGTCGGTCGCATTCTTGAGCATGTTTCTGAAGCATCGAGCGAGATTCTCTCGCTCGGTCTCGGGAGTCAACTGGTCCAAGTATTTAAAGATGCTGAAGGAGGTATCAATAAATTTGCTGACAATCTCGATCAGGGGATAGATAAGGTTATCGAAACATTTGATCTGGCGAAAGCCAAGGTCAAAGATTTTTCCGGTGCTGCCAAAGCGCAATTTGCGGCGGTGTCACAACGAACCCAGAATTTCATTCAGACTGGTAAGGGACTGGCTACCTCGTTTTCGAGTGCTGGGGTCAAGGGATTTGCCAGTGTTGCCAAGGCGCAATTTGCAGCCTTGTCTCAACGAACACAATCTTTTCTCAGTCATGTGAAAAACATCGGGACGGCCTTTTCTGCCGGTGGGCTGAAAAATGGCGTCAAGAATCTTGCGGCCTCAGTCAATCAGCAATTGACCAGTATTTCGCAAAAATCAGCAGGATTGTCTGGCATGGGCGGGCGAGTACAACAGTTTCTGGGGCCTATTTCTTCCTCGCTTGATAATGTTAAAAATAGTCTCTCTCAGGGGATGGGGGAAGGCGTTGCTAAAGTCACCGCATTAGGTGAAAAGTTTCCTTTTCTTGCCGGCGGCACAGCGTTTGTTGCTGCCGGTATGACATCGCTTGATGGGGTCATGAAATCGGCTTCCGGTACTTTAGGTGGTGTACAAAGTGCGATCACATTGGTCTCTGATTCTGCCGGTATTTTCCAAAGCGTCATGGGATCGGCTTCAACAGTGATCACTACATTTCAGGGAGTGATGGGAGCCATGTCAAACGTGATGACTGTGTTTGGCCGATTGATTCCCAGCGTCTCGACTGCAATGGCGGTCATGACTAGTCCGGTAACATGGATTGTTTTAGGTATCGTCGCACTGATTGCAGCTGTCTATTTGATTATTAAATATTGGGACGATTTGGTTGCAGCCATGTCGAAAATTGAGATTTTCCAGCAAATCGGCAATTTATTTGGCTGGTTGGGTGAGATGTGGGGACAGTTTGTTTCTTATCTCTCCGGAACAAGTTTAGGTGCAGTTTTCGCTAATATTTTCAATGAGATAAAAGTATACGTTGATAAAATTATCGGAATGTTCAAATCGATCGGATCTGGTATCTCTTGGATTGCCGGTAAGCTCGGTATTTCAATTGGCAGTGATGACGCTGAAAAAACTGAACAACATGTATCAACGGAGGCTCGAGCGTCTGAGAATATTCAGAAACAGGTTCAACCCGTTACCCAAACATCGGCATCCGTCAGTGAACCTTCGGGTGGGAATGATTCAGTGATGGCTTACAAACGCCAACAGAACACTTTGCCTTCCGGCATGGTGCAAAACATGACCAGTACGCAAAGCCAACAGGTGAGTGAAGTGAAACGCTTCGGTGACATTTACATCACTGCGCCGAATGGTTTAACGCCGGATCAACTCGCAGAATGGGATGAAATCAATGTCGGATAAACAGTATATCGATATCAAAGTCGTCGATGGTGGCTGGGATATGGATGCCGGGCAGCAGCCAACCCTTTGTAGCGATGCTTACAGCATCGCGCAGGATGTCAAGCATGCCATCATGGAATCCGGTTTAGCCAGAGAGCTTCAGGCTGAACGAAATCCAGTATTACGCGCCAATGTGCTGCTGCAAATTGAACAAATTGCGGAAAACGATCCCCGGATTATTCCGGGGACAGCCACCGTAACCGGAGATGTCTCCGGTACCGTCGGGCTCTCTGCTCAGGCATATGACAGCGAGGACATTATCAATACAGAGGTGAACACATGAGTAACAGACCCCAAGCCGATTTTTTAACTATTCTGGCGGAATCCGGCGTTCCGCTGACCGAGCAGGCATTAGAAGACCAACTGAAAACGGAAGTGTCAGCGGCTGGCAGTCTATTGTCGAATGATTCTGAAATGTCACCGTTCTGGCGCTGGGTTCGGGCGGCGGTGGTCAAACCCGCGTTATGGATGACCCGCACGCTGTTGGTCACGCATGTGATGCCGAATATGTTCGTGGCAACTGCGGAGCGTTGGGCCTTAGAGCTGAAAGCGTGGGAACTGAATGTTGAACCGAAACAAGCGGTGAAAACCCAGGGTTATCTGACGATGACCAAAGAGAATATCAATGATGAAGTGCTGGTCGAACGTGGCGTGTTTGTTCAGACTCTGGCCATTGAAGGCGTCGTGTACCGAGTCAAGGTCACTGAAGATACGGTGATTCCTGCCGGACAGGTAAGCGGACAGGTTCCCGTTGAGGCTGAGCAGGCCGGTGTCGCTTATAACCTGCCGGCAGGTTATCTCAATATTCTGCCGACCGAAGTTGCCGGGATTGTTTCTGTTATCAATGAAGCAGGCTGGATTACTCGCTTGGGCGCCAATGAAGAGACCGACGAAGAGCTCGCATTGCGGCTCCAAAATGCCTTTACCGGCTCCGGTGAGTGGCATATTAACGATGTTTACCGTTCGATTATTGCCAGTGTTGCGGGCATTCGCAGTGACAATATTTTCTTCCGCAATACTGGCGATATCACACCGGGGACCGCAGAAGCCTTGATTCTGGTGGAAGTGGGAGAAACACCGCAGTCGATTATTGAAACACTGAATGACTACATCATGAATCAGGGCCATCACGGTCACGGCGATGTGCTGACCTGTAAGCCGATTCCTGAGACGCGTCATGATGTGATTGCCGATGTGGTGTTGGCAAAAAATCTGACGGTTGCACAGATGGCGGAAACGCTTCAGGAAGTCAGAGATCGGATTCGGGCCGCATTTCGTGAAACCAAAGCGTATGACGAAATGACCCGCGCAGCCCCCCAGAGCCGGTTCAGTATCTCCCGTATGGCGACGGAGATTCACAACAACATGGCTAACGTAAAATCCGTGCGCATCACGCTTGATGGTGAGATTCAGGAAGATATCGTCAGTGGCTATACGCAGCCACGTTTAAAATCTTTAACGGTTGGGGAATTAGCAGATGAGTGATCAAAATGCACCTCAAATGGACAAGATTGTGATTCCGTGGTGGGAAGACGGCGAAACAACGTCAGATACGGTGAAAGAACCTTATTTTCTGACCCGGGGCGTGACCGCGTTCCTGAATAAAATTCGCTCAGGTTTGCTGTTTCCGTTACAGCAGATTGATGCGCTGACCTGCCATGAATCCTTGCTGAACTTACTGGCTTGGGATCGTGATATTCAGCGCTTTGCAGGAGAACCGCTGAGTCTGTTTCGAACACGGGTGAAGTATGCGGCGATTAATGCCAAAGATGCAGGCAGTGTGGCGGGGTTCAAACGCATTTTTGCCCGGTTGGGTATCGGGATTGTGGATTTTAAAGAACGACAAGATCCCACTGAGTGGGATGTTTGTCTCATCCAGTTAACCGACAGCGATATATCAATGAATACCCGGTTACTCCAGACATTGATTCGCCAGTACGGTCGCACTTGTCGTCGTTACCGTTTCCAAATTGTCTATCCGTCAACGGTGACACTGGCTGCCAACGGATTTCATCAAACTTTTGTACTGTATAGTGCTTCACTATAAGGGAGGAGATCATGAGTCAAGTCGCAATTCCTTTGGCGTTTGAAAGCTATCTGCAAGAGCGAGTGCTCAACGGCCTGGCACCGGATATGAATGAGATGATCTTTGCTTATCTGCCGGACTTGGATCCGGAGCAGGTGATTGATCGCCATTTAGGATTACCCGCGCCAAGTTATTGGGTGTATCGACAGGATGTGACCCAGAAGGCAAGGCTGAACAATGATTCAGTGGCTTATTCGGTGGTGATTCCCAGCGAGGTAGAGGCGTTTACTTTCAATGCCATCTATCTGCATGACAAACAGACTGCGGATTCTTGTGGTCTGGTGGTGCACAAAAGCGCGGAAACCAAAGAGCCGGGGATGTCGAGTGTTCGCACTTGCGTGCAGCAATATACCGGTGCCGCAAGGGCAGCCAAGATTACCGTGACCCCGGAGAGCTGGCAGATCGATTATCACGCTCGTTTGTATGGTATGGATGACAACTTACGTTTGGCATGTTTTGATCTGTTCGGCACTGCGTCGTTTTTTGCCGATGGTTTCATGGTGCAGTCTGGTGATAGTCAGTATTTCTGCGCAGCCGGAACCGGTTATGTTGCAGGTCTGCGTTGTGTCAATGAACAACCGGTTCAACTCCCTGATGTTCAGGCTGGATCTAAAATTTACTTGGATGTCTGCTGGCAGGGACAGGTTGTCAGCCGCTGGATGACGAACTGGAAGTTAATCGCGAGTACCACCCCGTTAACCGACTATGTTGAAGACGGTATTCAGCACTATATCGCGCCAATCGCGCAGATTGAAGCGGATGGCCGTGTGACGGATCTGCGGCATTTAGGGTTGGACGAAAACAAGTTGCCGGATGCGACAAGTGTGGCAAAAGGTGCGGTCGTATTAGCCACCGACCATGAAGCAAATACAGGACAGGGGACGGGTATTTTATCTGCCCGGCAACTGAAGCAAGCTTTAGGTCAGTTTGGCAGTTTCGGGACAGCCATCGATTTAGGCGTAATTGAAAATAATGCGAAATTCGATCCGGTTCCAACCGGCTTGCTCCACTTTGCATCCAGTTTGATTTCCGGTACGCAAACCGAGTATCAGGGAATAAAAGTCCGACATCCCAGCGGCGATTACTCTGTCATCGCTGGCGGGTATCACGCGGGCAATAATACCTTGGTTATGTATCACTCGCTTGGAAAAAAATGGACAGAAGTCCTGATGGGGGAGGATGCCAGTACGATGTGCCCAATAGGTTCGCCCCAACCATGGCCGACAGATACCGCGCCTGACGGATGGGCGATCATGAAAGGGCAGGCGTTTGATACAAAAGCTTATCCCGTGCTGGCTGCTTTATATACGGACGGGGTTTTACCGGATATGCGCGGGTTGGCGATTGTCGGGAAGAAAGATGAGGACAATATTCTCGCTTATGAAGTCGATCAGGTGAAAAACCATGGACACCCTGATTCATCCGTTGCCAGTACCGATTTAGGTGGTAGAAATACAAATGGTGGGGGGGATCATGAGCACTATTTGTTTAGAAGTGGTAACACTGCACCTCAGTCCGGGGCATCTAATCTGTCATCCGGTAATTATCCTGTCTCGGGAACAGGAGCAAGTAAGCTGTACGAAGGGTACAACATCATGGCGACAGGTAATGTGTCTAACGTTGGCCGATCGAGTCGCTCCCCACAACATATACACTCTATGTCTATCGGTTCACACGCTCATAGTGTTGCAATTACCGCATTCGGTGCAACTCAGAACACTATCAAAAATAGGAAATTTAACTGGATCGTGAGGTTGGCATAATGTACTCAATTGTCAATAAAACATGCTGTTTAGAGGTTTCAAGAATCTCTGGTGATGGTTACTGGTTGGGTAACGGTCAAGAGCAGGTTATGCAAGGTACGGCTTTAGGAATGGACTGTACAACAGTAATTTTTATACCGAGCTGTGAAGGGATGACGGGGAAATATAATCGTGAAACCGATCAGTGGTCTGAAATTGTAGACAACACGCAACAACCATTTTGGAATCAGAATGGTTTGGAGCAGCGAGTTGATACACCTGAAAGTGATTTTCCCGAGTGGGCTATTTTTGAAAAACCACCTACATATAACCGCCAAAAAGAGACTATAAATTTTGAAGATGGTCAATGGGTGGTTTATGAAAATCGACTTGGCGAACCTTACTATGATGAGTGGGGGAATGAATTAAGAGTTACTGAATATAATTTTAAACTGCCAGACAGTCATACATTTTTAAAACCATTCAAGCCAGCTGAAGGTTATGTGATTCGATTAGTGGATGGACAGTGGAAAGAACTCGCTGATCATCTCGGTAAAACGGCCTATGCAAAAGATGCTAGTCAGCCGGATATAACAATTAGTCAACTCGGCGAAATTCCTGATGGTTACACGCTGAAAGAACGTGGCAAATTTACAGCATGGGATGAGACGGTAAATGATTGGGTTTACTCACAAGCGCTTGAACAACCAATAAAAGTCGATGAAGAAAAGCAATGGCGAAATATGGTGTTAAAAGAGGTGCTTGATCGCATCGATCAATACGAGAAAGACCAGAACTATGAGCCACATTACCGGACTTCCTCCTTGAGTGATACCGAGTATTTAGGCTTGCTCGGTTATCGGAAACTGCTGTGCGATTACCCGGACAGTGATGGTTTTCCGTTTGGTGAGCGTCCTGTTCTGTCATATCCCGAGCCGGTTGCAGAACCACCGAAGCCAACCATGATGCAGCGTGTGCTGAACAAAGTGAAGCCTCGCTGAGGGCGCAATAGACATCACAGGTCATTCAAAAGACGATGACGGCAAGGCCGACCATAGATAGCTGTAATGCTGTCGGCCTCTGCACATCGTGATTACAGAAAGGTTTTATTATGAGTCAAGTTGTTATTCCTCTGGAATTTGAACGCTATTTGCAAGATCGGCTGGTCAATGGGCTGGCCCCGGATATGAATGAGATGATCTTTGCTTATCTGCCGGATTTGGATCCGGAACAAGAAATTGATCGTCATCTGGGATTACCGGATCCGTCTTACTGGGTCTATCGTCAGGAGATTACCCAGAAAGCTAAACTCCACGATGATGCTGTCATCTATTCGGTGGTGATTCCCGGCGATGTTGAGGTATTTACCTTCAATGCGATTTATTTACATGACAAACATACCGCACATTCCTGTGGTTTGGCGGTGCACAAAATCGCTGAAACCAAAGAGCCGGAGATGTCGAGTATCCGTTCTTGTGTGCAGCAATACTCCGGTGCTGCAACTGCGGCAGATATTTATGTGACTCCGGAGAGTTGGCAGATCGATTATCAGGCTCGTTTGTATGGCATTGATGACGATTTACGTTTGGCATGTTCTGATCTGTTTGGTGCCGCTTCATTTTTAGCGGATGGCTTTTTGGTCAAGTCTGTTGATGGAACCTATGTTTGTGAAGCCGGAACGGGATATGTGGCAGGGCTGCGCTGTGTCAATCACCGCCAGACCGACATCGCAGATGTCGTGCCAGATTGCGGGATTTATCTCGATGTGAGCTGGCAGGGAGACGTGCAAAGCCGTTGGGCAAGCCAGTGGAAAATCACCGCCAGTAATACAGTTTTGACGGATTATGTTGTTGACGGTGTTCAGCATTATGTCACGCAAATTGCCCGGATTGAAACGGACGGCCGGGTAACGGATCACCGTCATCTGGGGCTGGATGAACATAATCTTCCCGATGCAACAACCCAGTCAAAAGGGACGGTTGTTTTAGCGAGCGATGAACAAGTGAATGCCGGTCAAGGCGCTGGCGTGGTGTCGCCGCAGCAGTTAAAGCAGGCATTGGGGCAATTTGGTACATTTGGTTCACCGGTGGATTTAGGCATCGTAACGGAAGATGCACAATTAGATGCTGCACCGACAGGATTGCTCCATTTTTCAGCTGGCGCCCAGAAAGAGAGCCAAGGAATCAAAATCCAGCATCCGGATGGCTATTACTCTGTGATTGCCGGTTCAGACAATCACAACAATCCCAGTGTGTTTCTATATCAGTCTATCTCAGGGACATGGCGACGACTCACCACTGACAATGACATTCAGCGCAGTTTTGTCGGGATGATCGCTGATTTTCAAATCGCTGCGCCGAGACCCGGCTGGTTGAATGCCAACGGAGGCGAAGTCTCCCGCACCACTGATGCAATTTTGTGGCAATACGCCCAAGATGCCGAGCTGATCATTGAGCAGGCAACCAAAGATACTGACCCGATGAAATATGCTGCCTATTTCGGTGACGGAGATGGCTCAACTACATTTACTTTGCCAAATTTTCATCTGGGACATTTCCGCCGTGGTGCGACATCTGGTGTGGTGCACGGTACAACACAAGGGGATGCGATTCGGAATATTACTGGTACCACTCAGGCGCAGCATGCTCAATTCATTGGCAATCCACCATATGACATTCAGGATGGAGCGTTGACATCAATACCCAGCTCCGCAACAAACATTAAGACAGCAAAAGATGGTACTTCCAACTTTTTTAGTCATTTTAAATTTGATGCATCACGTGTTGTCCCCACTGCGGAGGAAAACCGCCCCTATACCGTCAATATTGCTGTGAAAATTTTCAGAGGATGGCTATGAACATGAACAGAAAAATAACCGCATATCATTATTCGTCTGAGTCTGGCTTATTGGTCGGCACCAGCCCGGCCTTTATTGAATATGGCTATGATCATTATATCAAGCCGCAATGTGCCACATTCACGCCGCCACCGGAGTTCGATAGCGCCACCCAGCAGTGCCGTTATCTGCCAGAGAGCGATAGCTGGCAAGTTGAAGCAAGGTCTGAAGTGAAAGAAGAGCAGACTGAAACTTCGTTATCGACGCAAGCGGAGCCGTCGGGAGATGCGCCATCAATTACGGATCAACAAACGTTATCTGCACCAGCGAAACCCAGCGCCATGCGACGGCTGCTGAACCGGCTGACTTCCCGCTGAGTCACAGAGCATATCTGAATGATTAATCATGCTGACGGTTGAAAGCTTATGGCAGTTTTCTGGCCGGGCAGCAAATAAGAGGAAGGTGTTTATCATGAGTCAGGTTGTGATTCCTTTAGAATTTGAGCGTTATCTGCAAGATCGCATCATTAACGGGCAAGCCCCGGATATGAATGAGATGATTTTTGCTTACATCCCTGATTTAGATCCGGAACAACCAATTGATCGCAATCAGGGGCTGCCGGATCCGTCGTACTGGGTCTATCAACAAGATGTCACGCAGCAGGCGAAGTTAAATGATGACGCAATCATTTATTCGCTGGTGATCCCCGGTGATGTAAAAAAATTTATATTTAATGCGATTTACTTGCATGACAAGCAGACCGCCAATTCATGCGGTTTGGTGGTGCACAAAATGACAGAGACCAAAGAGCCGGAGATGTCGAGTGTTCGTTCCTGCGTGCAGCAATATTCAGGGGCGGCCTCGATTGCGAAGATTCACGTGACGCCGGAAAGCTGGCAGATCGATTATCACGCCCGCTTGTATGGTATCGATGACGACTTACGCTTGGCATGTTGGGATCTGTTTGGGGATGCATCATTTCTTGGTAATGGGTTTCAGGTTAAAGCGTCAGATGGTGGTTATCAGTGTTCTCCCGGTGTCGGATATGTGGGCGGATTACGTTGTGTGAATGACGCATTAACAACTCTCTCCAACGTGCAGGCTGGGGATGGCATCTATCTGGATGTGAGTTGGCAGGGGGAGGTGTTGAGCCGCTGGGCAACGCAGTGGAAACTGGTGGTGAGTGCCACACCTTTAACCGACGATGTGGATCACGAAACACAACACTATGTGACTCAGATAGCCGCAGTGAAAGCGAATGGCAGTATCACCGATCTGAGACATTTAGGTATTGATGAGAGTAAGCTTCCCAACGCGACCACAACGAGGAAAGGGGTGGTAACCCTGGCGACTGACGGCAATGTCAAAACTGGCAAAGGCACAGGTGCTATCTCTCCGCGGCAATTGAAACAAGCGTTGGATCAGTTCGGGGGATTTGGTCAGCCTGTCGATTTGGGCATGATTACTGATAATACTGCATTGGATAGTGCACCGACAGGGTTAATTCATTTTGCCTCTGATCTGATTACAGGCAAATCAACAGAGTGTCAGGGGGTGAAAATTCAGCACCCGGATGGTCATTACTCAATTATTGCCGGGTCAGGGAGCCAGCAGGAGTCCGCGCTCTTTTTCTACCATTCGGTACAAAATAAATGGAGTACCACACTGACACACAGAACGTTATATGTGGAGAATTTATTGAAAGGCAATCAGAACTGGAATGTCGAAGGCGATGCAGGTGAGTTAACCACATCCCCCCAGAATTTTGCAGCAGGACAGGAATTCTCCCATGGATGGTTTTGCGGCTCTGATGTGACAGGTATCTATCTTGATTCACAGACTGGCGCGGTATATGCCACGGCTGGAATGATATTCAGGGAATATCCATTATCTACCACGGCAGGATTGTATGCATCTGTCACTGATGCTAATGGCCGACAAACCTATGCCGACGCGTTGGAGACTAACGGTATCCGGCTGGCTGTTGATCAAGCGACGGGTCAGGTTCGACTTACGATTGATCTCTCGGTGTATACCTCGGGGATTAAAATTGCAGCGCTGTCTTACGGGCGTGGCTTGATTCCGGTGATTTCTGATGATGATTCAGAACGGGCAGCGCGCGGCGGATATATTTTAATTAAAGATGTTAGAAGTCGTACCAAAATTTGGCCTGATGGCACATGTGATATATCGATGAGAGCAACATCAGGTAAAGCGGCAACTGCGTATCGTAATCCATTGCCGATTACTATAAAAACTTTTTCAACTGAACTAGGTGACTCAGCAACAGCAAATCATTGGGGAGGGGACGCTGAAGTCATTATTGTTATTGATTCCGAAAATATGCCTAAAAGTAATAATGATATTTGGCTACGAACCAATCATCCAACAATCAATGTTGACACTCTAATTCACATTAAAGCGAGGGTGGCATGAATATCAGATATTTCTTAACCGATGATGGTCTGATTCGTACGGAAAAAGCCTTAAAAGTCAATCGTGTCGATTATTCAGCATTTGTGGAACTTTCTGAACAACAGATTGAAGAGTTTGTCATCAATGCACCGCCGGAAGGCAAGCAGCGAGATAGTTTGTCGTGGATCGATATGCCGGTTGTAGTCACGGCAGAATCTGAATACCAATGGGTTCAAAAAGAGCTGGCTGATGTCGATATCCAGCTCAAGTATCACGCCACCTGCGATACAAAGAGACAGCAACTGACCGCTGAAGACTGGTATGGCTATGCGATTGCTTTGCGCGATTACACCACTACGGATGACGCAGGTAATCCGGTGCTGGTGGGGAATACCCGCCCAATCCGGCCAACGGACGAGGGCTAATTATGTGGACTCAATCATCACTCACATGGCCAACTTCGGCCAACGAGATTCAAACCCAAGCGTCCTCGGTGATCAATCAGATCGGTACTGACCATGGCGAAGACCGCTTGTCCGCACTGGAAAGTGATGCTGCTTTCGGTCGCCATCCGCTCAGTCAAGATGCTCAGGCACTACTGAACCTGCGCGCAGAACTGGATCGTTTACTCACTCAAGGGCAAGTCTTGACGGTGACGCCGTATCAGTTTCAGGTCGGGGGCGAATCGGAATCCGGTGAGGTTCTTGATACCGATGCTGCGGTCAAACGTTTGGCTGAAAAACTCAGAGATTATGCGGATTCGCATCGGCCCAGTGGTCAGCTTCACGCGATTGCGGTCATGATAACCGCTCCGACCCGACAGCAGTTTGCCGAGCAGCTCAAACGGGTTACGGCGGTGATGCCGCTGCCTGAATGGTGTCAGGCTCAGCGTCACACCGAATCGTTACTGGCCGCTGATCATGAAAAATTACGCAAACCAGCGCCAATTATTCAGCCCCGGTTTAAAGCGGTCGCCCCGCTGACGACCAAGCCATTTGTTGGTATGAATGCCGCATTAGGCACGCAAGTGGCAACGTTGGAGTCACTGGCCAGTGATCAAGTCAATGTGATTGGTAAGCTGCGTCAATTGGCGGAAAAGCGTCAATCGACACTGCAAACGGTCAACGACACGCTCCAGGCAATGCAAACTATGGACGCTCAAGTCTGGTCGGTCGCTTTAACGGGTGAGCTGGCAAGTTTAAGTCACCGGTTAACGGAGATGTTGCCGCCCAATTATCATCGCTACGCGGTTGCCAGTTTGATACTCAGTGCATCACCGATGCCATTTTTCGAGGAGTTACTATGTTCGCCTTAAATGGTCAGACATTTGGATTAAAAAACCTTACCGTCAGTTTTGAACGGGAATTAAAAAGCAAAGATATGAGTGCCCAATCGTCCGGGACTGAACAAGCAGAACAGGGCGATAAAGCGGCAACACTCAATGTTTCCGGGCTGATTGCTTTTCACGATATTCACAAGCTGGAAGCGCTGCAAACCATGAGTTCGGCCAAGGATGACAAAGGCAATCGCATGGTCTACACGATTGTCGAAGAGATGGCGAACGCGTTTAAAATCAAGAAGGTCAGATTCTCCGGGCGTTTTTCTGCCGCGCAGCAGGACAATGTGATGGCTTGGCAGGTGTCTTTCCAGCTCAAAGAATCAAACAGTGTTGCTGAGCAGAAAGAAGCACGTCAAAAAGAACAGACCAAAGCTGAACCGACTCAAAATCCTCGTTTTCAGCAGTCATTGAAGCAAAATAAGGAGGCGAGCCGATGAATTTAGAAAAACGCCTCTATATTTCCGGCGAAGAAGTCCATCTGGCGCGACATATGATCAGTCTCAAACTGTCGCTCGGTGGCAAGGCGATTTTCACCATTCAGGCTGAAAAGGCCCCGGAACGGTTCGAACTGGTGCGGCTGGATATCGGTTATGAGCATGATTTGTGGATTTTCTTTGAAGGGTATATTGATAAAGTTCAGCCGGCAGAAAATGGCTTCTTCAAAATTACGGTCAAAGAAAATGCCGGGATTCTCAGTCAGCGCTGGCCGATCAGCCTTGAGCACCCGACAGCGATTGATGTGCTCGATCAACTGACAGTATTGACGGGGCTGGATTTTAAATATCCGGATGCCGGATATATGCGACAAGTGATTCCCAACTTTGTCCATCAGGGAAACGGCTATCAATGTTTGGATGCTTTGGCAAAAGCGTTTGCGATTGAAGACTGTATCTGGTTTCAGGATACGGATCAGAATATTTATGTCGGTGGCTATGCCGAGAGTCTTTTTTCTGGGAAACCAATGTCAGTTCCGGCTGAATTTACCTCACGTCAGACCAATTCTAGTGTCACGTTCGTCCCGTATCCGATGCTGCGACCCGGCCGGGTGATGAATGGTCACCGGATTACTCGGATCGATCTGATCGAAGACGATATGACGGCTTACTGGCAACCGGCCAGCAGCGAAGCGGGAGCGCGAAAACAGCAGGTTTATAATGAGTTTCCGGAACTCTCCGCAGGTTATCACTTACCCCTGTTCGGCCGGATTGAAGCGGTACGTGATGTGGTGACGAAAGGGAAGATCACCGATCCGTTCCGGCCGCGTTATGCAGTTGATGTGCAAATGCTGGATGCGGATCTTCAGGCGGATTCCTCCGTGCCGGTTTATCGTTCGATTCCGCTGCCAGTTGGGATGGGTGGCATTGAATCGGGATTACTGGCCTATCCGCTGGAAGGCATGCTGGTGGAAATTGCATTCGCTTATGGCCGCAGTGACCGGCCGATCATTCGGGGTGTTTATGGTTTCAATTATATGCTGCCATCACTTGAACCCGGTGAACAGGTACAGCAACAACGGGATGAAGTCAGTCGTCGAATCGATGGGGTTGGCAATATTAACGATAAAACCGACCAAAAAATGAGCCGTTGTGCCTATCAGATGCAGGATCAGGCACAGCATTATCAGGGCGCGTTTGGTCAGCATCAGCTGGATATTCGCGAGCATAGTCAGGAAAATATCTCGGGGAAAAAACAGATTGAGGCTTTGGGGGCGGTTGAATTGCTGGCCGGAGATAATCTGGAACTGGGCAGTCTGGGTAATCTGCATGTTGCTACCGCAGGGGATTGGATCACAACCGTCGGTCAACTACGCAATACCGTGATTCAATTGAATGATCAATTAAAAATTATGGGTAACCGACTGGAAGTGATCGAAAAAGATTGGCAAGCGTCGGCAGCGAATATGCGTTTTACCGCAGATTTGATCACGATGAATGGCGGAAAAGGCGTTGTACAAGGCGACTGTATTTGTGCCTTTACCGGTAAGCCACACTCGGATCTCTCTTCCACAGTTAAGGCAGGAAAATAATGGCACTAAGTAAATCATCACTGAAAGACAAAATTATTAACGAATTGAAACAGCAAAAATTTATCACGGAAGGAACACATGCCCGCTCTGAGGAATTGGCAACTGCACTGGCAAATGCGATCGTCGATGAAATTAAAGAAAACGCCGAGGCGATCGTTTCCGGAGGAAGCTCTGCGGGACAGTGGCCGGTGAATTAGTTCGCTTGGTACAGATTTATCATGAACGTTGAGTCTCAAACTTGATTGTTGTCATCAGCGATAACACCACCTGTTTGAGATTAGGCGGCATTTGATGCCAGAGTGTCAGGTATTCGGCGCTGTTGAGATGATCGGCTTGCGTCATCTCAGTAACACCGAGTACCGCCATAATCTGATCTCTCATTTCCAGTGTCATTGACTGGCGCCCGGATAAAACACGTTTAATTTTGGACTCGTCAATGCCGGAAATGGTTGCCAGTTGCGTATAAGAGAGGCCTTGGTTCTTTAGTAGTTTCCGAATGAAGATAACTGTGGGATGCAAAATCAATCCTTAAGACAACGCATATGATAGTTAATAATATTATCATTAAAAATATTGATTCTATTGCCGATTTTATGATGGGAAGATAGTTCGCTTATTGAACTTTTTTTGCTGCTCAGTTTGTTTTTCGGACTAATTGACAGTTGTTGGTAGCAGATCTCATAAAATTTATTGCACTATAGCAAAATGTATCAAATCAACGTTAGGCATAAGGTTATTATGAAAAATAAAATCAAAGAGTTAGAGTATATTGCTGATGAAGCTGAACTGGCAATGCTGGCACTATCCTCGATGTTACTGATGGATTGTAAAGGTGTGGCGGTTTTACAGAAGAAGATGCATGAAATTAGTCAGAAAGCCCATCAGTTGATCGCGCAGGAAACATGCCAGGGCAAAAAAGCTGTTTTCAACGCTGAGCTTAATACAGAAGAATATCAATCAGTCTGA